ATCTTACCATGCGCCTCAGGCGAAATCGGCAGAATACTGAATTCCGCTAAAATTGTGCGAGCGGTTGAATCTCCAGTTTTTGAAAGTTCATAGCTCGTATATGGTCGCAAGAAACCAACTTGGACCATGTCCATATCTAACAAGAGTCCAACATCACTTGATTGGAATCTGTTGCTTACGATCTTACATTTTGTTAATTGCAGCTCGCTAAACTACAACCACCGAATAAACGGTGCTGACTATTTCTAGCCAGATCGGACTATATCATCACCCTTTGCAGGGGCTGGGCGCTTCGAGCCGCTTGGCTCTACTCACTTGCGTGATAGTCTCTGCACCTTCTATCTTGCGATAGCTTGGCTCAGGATTGTCTTCGACTTTACGTTAAGAGTTTCCCTGAGTTCACCCAGTTATTGTCACTCTGTTACCAGAGGACGGGACTAATTTATCGAAAAATCCCAGCTGGACCACTGAAGTCCGAAATATACACGGATGCCGTTCCGAGCACGGAAGCAGTGGGCCGTGTATTTGTTTCCCGGTACAGATCAGCAATACCTGCAAAGGTACTTGCTTTTTGACGGTTAAACGATCCGACCATGAAAACATCAGCGTTTTCTGCGCCATTGTCGTAACAGGTCTTTATAAGAGACTTAAACTTTGTCTCATCAAGTGCTGCCGTTGCAGATGGATTTACAATCGTACCAGTGTCACCAGAACTCCAACCGGGTGTGGTTGCAGAACCCTTAGCACCAGAATAAACGATGTTTCCAATGCTAGCAGAAATGTAGCTTTGTAAGGATCCAAGATTAGCAGCGGTCGATGCTGAGCCAGCACTTGAAGCCTGCTTGCCCATCATGATCGTTTCCATGTCTCGCTTTAGTTCCTTTGAACGCTTAGCCATTTGGAATGCTAATTCTGATTTTGTCCCATATAGGTTAACCGCCTCGGTAGTTCCAGAAACGGCAGCTGTCTTTTTGACGATCTGCGTTCTGTTTGCGAGTCTGGTAACCGCTGGGCTTGCACCAATTGTGTCGTCGTCACCATCAAGGTGGGCGTTGGACGCATCAGGCGCGGTAAGTGAGTCTGTCAGGAACTCATTATACCTTGCACTAAGCTTGATTTCCTTACCCATTGTTAACATTGGGGTGTCTAGGGGTGATATATCCCTAATAGTATTTTGCACCGACTCTTCGCGATTGACTCGCGTCGACTCGATAACGGTGTTAGCAGGTGTAGCCATTTTAAAAAGTTCTCCATAGCTAGTTGGTTAGATGATTTTGTCGAATACATCTGCCCATGCTTCGTTAGTCTGGGCAGACCTCGCGACATCACTAGCCTTAGCTAACTCGGATTTAGGTCTTGTCTTTGGTTTCGCAGATCCCGGTTTAATCACCTTGGGTTTGCCTACTACTTTTTTTGACTTGACCTTAGGAGCGTTGGTCTCAAGTTGGATCATACGCATCCCCTTGTACAACATGTGTACAAGCTTCGCGTCACTGACCATGCCTACATCTTTCGGATCAAAACCTTGTCCGACAAGAAAACGCGATAATTCATTTTTTTCAGCATCGTAAACTTTAGGGTCAGCCCACTGCGGAATGAGCTCAGGCAATCGCCTTGCCTCTTGTTCCACTTTCTGTCTGAACATCTGCTGTTCACGCACTTGCTGTTGTTGAATTAATTTTTCGCGCTGCTCTTTTGCCATACGATAATCACGCTCGATTTTTGGCGCGCCAATTGGGTCCTCTTCATAAAGGTTTGCCCAATACGCTTCGTCTGGCTCTGACTGTGCAAACTGTGCAACTTGATTGACCTGCTCGCGAAGATAGTTTTCCACCTCTACTTTCTGGCGTTCAAACTCTCTTCTCTCGTCAGCCAATTCTTGTGTTTTGCGAGTATAATCCGATTGCCTCAAATAACTTCCAGCGAGATCCTCTTTGGTAGTCTGTATGGTTTCGCCGCTGCTTAACGTAAACTCAATTACGCTATCATCGGTTCCCTCAGACTCAGGCTCAGGCTCTTCTGTTAGTTCTTCGTCGCTCTCGGTCTCTTCTTGTTCCTCAGAAGCTTCGAGTTCTTCGCCCTCAACCTCTTCGGCCTCTTCTTCCTCAGCTTGTCCGACCTCTTCGACCGGGGCTGTTTCTTCTATTGGCTCACTGTCAGCCGATAGAAGAGCTTCAAACCTTTCCTCATCGGAAAGGACTGTTTCGTCACTCATTCAATTTTCCCTTTTTTTGAGGGGCCGTAGCTTGTCCTCGTTACGTCCAACGGTCCTTATTGCTAGCTAAAGAATCCGCTGCTTGCTTCGCGGCATTCTTGCCGTCGAATATCAAACGGTCTAAGTGCTTCCGCACCTTCCGTAAAACTTGTACCGCCATCAAACATCGCAGCCGGGCATCGTCATCCCGGGCCGGTGCTTCTATGGCTCTTTCAATTAGTGCCTGTTCGTAGGCGTCAAAACATTCTTGCAAAACTGGATCATTCGCCAAACGGCTAGCATCAGCTGCCGTCCACTCTGGGGACCTGTCGTTCAATTGGATTCGTCCACGCCTGCAAAATTTCTCTTTATCCTCTGGACCGCTGCCTGCACACCTATTGGCTGACCAGTTTCTGGATTTATAATATCTTGCATCGGTATCTGTTTCGCATCGGGCGAACCATATTCTCCTGTATAACCGTAAAGCAAATTGACAAAGTTCTGATTAACACCTGATGTGTCTTCTTTTAAATCGAACGTGCCATCGTCTTTCTGGTCGAAGTAACTAAAGATACTGACCGGCTCCAAATCCCCAAAATTAGCTTGGCTAACGCCCGTTTGCATTTCCATCAGGTCACCGATTGTATATGCACCGCGACCCTTGCCCTCCGACATCCCAGCTTCATTCGGCTCACCGCTGCCAGTAAAAACGCCTGATGGATTGACTGGCACAAACTGATCACCGATACGCTGATAACCGCTCAAAAGACCGCCAGCAAAATTGGCTAATGTATCTGTAAATGCTGGGTCCTCACCACCATCTAACAACCCGGACGGTAGGCCGCTTTCTGGGCGATAAATGAGCATATCTGGATTGTAGCCCGATTGTATCGGGTTCAAAAAAATTCCATCGATATTAAGAGCCATTTTTCTTCGCTTTCTTTTTGCTCGACTTCGCCTTAGGTGGCGACTTTTCGTTCTTCAATGCCTGCTCAAAACGATCAACAATCGTTTCATCGTCAGGGCTACCAAATACGTTTCTTGCCATGCTTCTCACCTTCTTGACTTAGCCCCAACACACTTCCAACGCTTCCTTGATAAATTGTTTGGCGTGTTAGGATCGTTTCTCTTCGATGCCGGTAAACGCTTTTTTATTCCAAGCGATCGCGCACAGTAGCTGTCGCCTTTTTTGCTCGATGGGCGCACCCTAGGGCCACCGCCTGCAGCCTTGCCAGCCTGTCCGTAACTTATTTTTCTTGTGCGGCCTGTCTTCGGGTTCTTTACGACCTTGACCCTTGCCTTACCGCGAGCTGGCGCAGCCATTAACGTTTCTTTGCTGTCTTAGCGGATTGGCGAAACGCCTTAGCAGTAGGCGCACCCTTCGATCCGGGTTTACGCATTCTCTCAGGCTTTTTACCAGCTGCTTTCTGCGCCTTTATTCTAGCTCTTTTTTTATGGATGTTTGCGTATAAACCGGGTCGTTTTGCCATTAGTCACTCACATTAATGTTGCCTTGACCGTCTCTTGCGCCAACGATCATTTTTTCGCGTTCCAGCTCACGCTCCATTTCCAATTCGTTCATTCGGAACATATGCCGGTTCGCCTCGATCTCTTTGTCCAGCTCAAGTTTCTGCGCAGCAATCTCTCGCTGTAAATCTGCTTTCAATGCAGCTGTCTCTCGCTGGATCGTTGCCTCAAGGTCAGCCTTGTATCTTGCCAGCTCTGCCTCTTGTGCATTCTGGTCGCGTTGCAACGCCAACTTGTCCTGAGCTTCTTGCTGCTTAACTTGCATCTCTGCCTGCATCTTCATTTGCTCAGGGCTAGGTGGTGGCGGTTGTTGTGCCTGTTGCTGCATTGCCATCGTTGGATCGGCAAAAAACATATCGGGCTCGAGATCAGCTGCCTCAGCAAGCTTTCGCAAACTCTGATAGTAGGCAGGCAAGGGCGCTAATGGGTTTGCAATACCCATTTGTGCCATAATCGCTTCTTGCTTCTGGGCGATAAAATTTAACTTCTGAACCTGCTCTGCCTTTGTCCCGGTTCCAAGGGCCGTATTAACTCTAACCTGTAAATCAGCGGTCCACGTTCTAGGATCAACTGCCGTCCATGTCTTGCCGCGCAACTTGACCACCCGCTCATGATCCTGATGCTGCATCAGCATTTTATACGCCAACATTAATAACCGGGTGAACCCGCCATGTGCCATAGAACGACAGATCAACTCGATACGAGCTCGAGCCGCCATCGACTGTTCATCGATAGCTCGCGCTGTTTCAGACTGCAGCACATTGGCATCGAGCCCCGCGCCCATCTCTGTGATGCCGGTGCGGCGCTGTAGCTGACCATCGATATATTGCAACATTGGAAACGCCTGGGAGCCGCTCCATTGCGTGTTCAACGGTAAAACCGCTGTCTGTGGGTTGCCCTGTACGCGAATGATAGAACCGGGGCTCTCACTTAATAAATCATCAAGATCAGTGCGCTGCTCGTCTGTAACTAAACGAGGGTACAACGAGTGATAGAGTCCATCCATCATCCCGCGAACGAGACTAGTCTTTAACCGCTGCAGATCTTTCACCAGATCAGCAAGTGAATAACCCATCAAACGATGTGGTCGCCTGATCGCGGTCAGCTCGGCAAACGGTAAAAAGTTTACCGGCTCAATTTCTAAAACAGTCGTGTTACTGTAACCACCTAGGCAGGTAACACGGTGCAACTTCTCTCCACTGCCATCATAGTCACACCGAATATAAGCTTCACAAAGCTCAACTCTACGCTGCTTTGGGTCGGTATCGCTGTAACTGTCAGTCACCGTTGTAAGGTCATCGTAACGCTGCTCGAAGAGCATATTATAGTCGCCGTTGTAGGTATCGGCAGACATAACCATGTCTTCGTCGTAACCCTCATCCAACAAGCTTTGAACCGTGCGTAACTGTCTATGAGCGGCAAAGGTCCAAGTGTGGTCTTTTTCATCGAGCGACCGGGCTCTCTTGTTCACCAAAAATTCTTCTGGCGGTACTGCTTCCCAGCATAACCGGGGCTTGCGTTTCGTATGCCTGATCTTGACCTCATGGGTCACCTCGACTTGTTGATCCTCGAGGGCAGCAACCATTGCATCCTGTTCGTTTAGGAGCTGTGTTTCCGTAACGCCAAAAGCAGAGTGCTCTAGAACTTCAACATCCTCGTCCGTTATGAGTTGCTGCAACTCTGCTTCCGATAGACCTGAGTAAACCTCGTCCATCGTCTCTTCGTTTTCTTCCCACCATAACTTGGCGACAGACGTACCAGTGATTAGGGCACTGCGTAACCAGTCCAAAGTGATCCTGTAACCGTCACTGTCGCGCATGAGCACATGGTTAACGTAGTCAGTGGCCTGTTTTGCCTGCTCCTCTTGATCAGGCGAATTAGGCTCAAATATGCCGATATTTTCAGTGCTCAAAAATGCTCTAGCGAGCGCTGGCATACACTGTTCGACCTGCTCCAGAACAGATCGATCCATAACCTTGGATCGACCTTCAACCTCGTCACCGTAAAACTCACCCTGATACCGTGCAAGGTTGTCACTGCGTCGAGCGGTCAGCTCGTCCATGTCGTCGCCAATAGCCTGCTGCAGATGCGAGGCGACAATCTGGGCGACTTCGTCTTTGTCTTTATGAGCCATTGTTCTCCGCGCACTTACATCTGGTTTTTGCGATCGTTTTGTTCAGCTCTTCGACACGCTTCATAAGCTCCGCGAGCTCTTCTTTAATTGTTTTATCGTAATCGCTGGTCATATGATCCAACTCCGATTTTGTCGTTTCATTTGCTGCCGGGGGCGTGCCATCCTTAGCCCTTCGCACGCTAGGCCGAATGCGTCTGCATAATGGCTGCACCAGTCGTGCCTAGGTTTACTCCGAAAAATTTTTCGCTTGTCGTCAAATTCATAGCGATATTGTTTCAACGCTTTCAAACAATCGCTAAAATTCTCCTTGTCGAACCAGAAACGATCGAAGCTTGACCGCGCTGCGTGTATCCGCTCAGTAGCACCTGTTCGCGGCATAATCTTAGGGGTAACCCCGAGGTTGCGCATCGTCTCTTCACGCGATACCCCGGTTCCGAGCTCCCTGACCGCAAGATCGTGCGGGAATAGGTGAACCCCATACGTGTACGGTTTATCTCTGAGCAAATTGACATAGTGGTCGAGTCCCTGTCCAGTGTCCTCGATGCAGTCTATGAAATGGATCTCTCGGCCTATTTCTTGCCAAAAAACAATCGTCGTGGAGTCCCCCATTCCAAGGTCCCAAGCCGTGTTGACAAGACCATTACGATCATAGGGAACAGAGCAGATGCGTTCCTTCGCATCGTTGATCATATCTCCGTAAATTGCACCGACCAAGGATGCGCCAAAAGAGCATTCAAACT